TAAAGCGTCTATTATCATTTATATCATCCCAATAAGTGTAGGCATCAATGGCTGTATAGTCACTAGATAATACTCCATTAGAAACAGTTAATGAATCTGCTGATACAGTTATGTTCTTAGTTTTATGTTCGCAATGTATTGTTGTTGCCTGAGCTGTAGCAATGCTTCCATACTTCTTCTTAATAAAATCAGGAAATTCTCTTGTAGATAATGGCCATTGAAAATAAGGATCAACTATCTTATTAGTAAGAAGAACTAACCATGCATGTTTAGCATCATCATAATAGTTGTGTGCTACATCATCAGGCTTATCACCATCTTCTATTGCATAATTCATTAAATCAAAAGCTTCAGTTTCAACTAAACTAGCTAACTTTACACCAATAGTAAGATTGGTTATCTTCTGATTTAAAAATTCTATTTTAGGAAATTCTGAGAAATACACTACCTAAATCCTCGTAAATTATGAGCCCGGGTTGCATCACCTGCTTCTTTGTCTGTTAAAGCGCTTTCTTTATCTATTTTACCTAATATTTCACCCTTAAGCTCATCCGGATTAGGACCCATATTATCAAATCTTACATTTGGTTCGTAATCTCCTCGTGTATGAATTTCAGTTTCCATAAGGTCTAATTGAAGTTGTACAGCTGTAGGAGCTCCACCATCACGGAAGAAAGATGGTGTACCATCTGGAGCATAATTAACACTAAAGTTTCTTATTACTGATCTCTTAAAATGATAAAGATGTTCTACTTTAGAACCCCCAATAAAAATATCAACTTCATAAGGATAGTCTAAAGTTAAATTGTGAGCTCCTCTTGCCGGAAGTGCTGCTCCTCTAAAAGCATTGATTATTCTTGATAAAGTTACACTTTCGTCTCTATTAGCTGGAGATAATTTCCAAGTAAAATTATGTGTTCTCAACCCCACACCTTGGAACAAAACTGTAAGATGAGGATTAGGTGCAGATCCAAAAAATCTATTTAAACCAGCTGCAACATATTCATTACCTGTTCTCAATCCAAGAGTAGCAGCACCTAATATATCGTTTCCTCCTGTATAGGTTTCTGTATTAAATATGCCTGCTAGAAATGCTGCTGCACCTTTTACAAATTTACCACCTGCTGCTCCAGCACTTTCCCGGGATCCTTCAGCAATTAGGTCAGAAATTTCACCTCTTACTGCACCTAAAGCCGATGTATTATAATCAACATTTATCTGTTCAACAACATTTTGAGAAATTGGCAATAGTATAGTATTAACCAAATTCAATTTTTCTTTTGAATGACCATCATACTTATGTCGCTTAAACAAAAATGCCATATAGTGAGAACTTAAATCTGATGGAAAAATTGAATACGCAGGATCTATCCCTCCATCTATTCTAGACATAGTTTGGCCAGCTTCGTGAGCTCTTTTCATTTTAATAACTCTATCAGGCGCTTCAAATAAAGGCCTTCTTTTACTTCTTGGTCCTGCTAGTCCTGATCCGGCCATGTAATTTTATCTCCTAAATATTAACATGAGTTATAAAGGTAAATATAAACCCAGTAATCCTTCTAAGTATAAGGGTAATCCCACTAATATTATTTATAGAAGTTTGTGGGAGCGTCGTCTTATGTCCTATTTAGATAAACATCCTGATGTTATCCAATGGTCAAGCGAAGAATTTTGTATAGGATATAGAAATCCTATAGACAGTAGAGTGCATAGGTACTTTCCAGACTTCTGGGTTAAGAAGAAAGATGCTAACAAACAGATAAATATATCAGTAATAGAAGTTAAACCAAAGGCTCAATGTGTTCCACCAATTAAAGATCCTAAACATCCAAGAAGATATCTTAAACAAGTAAAGCAATATGGGATCAATGAAGCAAAATGGAAAGCAGCTACGAGCTTTTGTAAGAATAGAAACTGGAAGTTCCAGATATTAACAGAGGATAATTTATTCTAATGGTAGCGTTTGTATTTCGAAGATTATTAGAAGAAGGTGGTCCATCAGGACCTAATGTTCAAGCAGCCGTAGATTGGTTTGGTGAACAGACATCAGTTACTCCTGTCCGTCCTACAGCAATAGTAAGAGGAACAGAAGCAGATCCACATCAACCTCCAAGATTTAAAAAGAGACTAAGACAAGGAAGGTTTGAATGGGGTAGAATGATAATGTTTCAATATGACCCTAGTACTAAAGCTACATTGCCTTATTATGATAGATTTCCTATGGGGTTTATTATTGATGTACAAAGAGATAACTTTCTTATGTTAAATATGCATTACTTATCACCTATGCTTAGAGCACAGATGATGGATGAACTATGGCGATATGTTCCTTTAACTGAAGGACAAAGTCTTCAAGATAGTGACAAGCTAATGATGCTTCAACCTTATAAAACATTAAAACGATATAGAAATTTAAGATGGTATAAAGGATGCTTGAAAAGATACCTAAATACTAATATACAATCTCGTATTGTGACAATATATCCTGAAGAATGGAACATGGCATTGTTTATGCCTATGGCAAGAACATTCAGAGGCGCTAGTAAACAACAGATCTGGCGAGATTCACAACGGAAGGGTAGAGGACAAAAGGTAAGTTACTAGAATGAATTTAGGTAAAACATCAGCAATATTTGGTACTGCAGTTGGAATTTGGGACATACTCAGAAACAGGGGGAGAGGACGTCACCCTGAACCTGATTATGCACCTCAGGGAATTCAAGGTCAAAGAAAAGGTCGTAATGCAAAATTTAGTTTAGATGAATTTACTGGACGAATAAATGGAACATATAACGGTCTTTGGCAATCAAACAGATATGCGGTAAAAATTACTCCAAAAAATCCTAACCTGGGGTGGTGGCGAAAAATGTTTATAGAAAGCAAAGGACATATGTCTGATCTAACCTTTCTTTGTAATTCAGCTAGTTTGCCTGGTATACAAATCATTACTAGTGATCATAGAAGACAAAATTTTGGTACGTTTGATAGACGTCCTTTTGGTGTAATGGCTACAGATATTCCTTTAACTTTCATGCTTGATAATAATGGTTTTATTTTAGATTTGTTCAACACCTGGACACAAAATATTGTTAACTATAGTTATAAAAAAGGTGAGCATGGTACAATAAACGGTGGCCGATTATTTGAAATAGCATATAGAGATGATTATCTTTGTGAGATTGATATATCTACTTTTGATCAAACTCAAACAGAAATTCACACATATCATTTATATGAAGCATTTCCAATGCAAGTTGGTGATATAACGACAGCATGGGCCGAGAATGATCAATTTGCAGTATTACCGGTACAGTTTACTTTTAGAACATATGATATAAGCAAACAGCAGGCGAATGTAAATAGATCACTTCACGGATACGGAGGACAAGCATCACCACCAAAAACCAGCGTTCCTAATCGAGCCGGATATGGTGGATCAGCCGGAAGATAATTATAATAATGTAACATAAATTTATGGAGGTATATAATGGCGTTACCAATTTTAAAGCACCCAACATTTGATTTGACGGTGCCATCGAGTAAAACAAAATTAATTTATAGACCATTCTTGGTTAAAGAAGAAAAAATTCTTCTACTAACTCAAGAGTCAGATAAGTTAAGTGATTTAGTTCGATCAGTAAAACAAATCATTAATAATTGTATTGTAGAAGGTGAAATTAATTTAGATGAAGCACCAACTTTTGATATAGAGTATATATTTTTAAAGTTACGTGCAAACTCAGTTAGTGACTTTGCTAAATTTACACTTACTGATGAAGAAACTAAGAAACAAGTAAAGATTGAATTTGATTTAAAAGAAGTTGAGATAACTGAAAATGAGGATCATTCACCTATAGTTAAGTTAGCTAACAATATTAAACTACAAATGAAATATCCAACTTATACAATTTTAGGCAAATTTGGTCTAGATGACTCTCCGGGTGCAACAGTCAAAGCTACATTTGATATGATCAAAGCATGCATAGATAAAGTTGTAGTTGGTGATGGTGAAGAACAAGAAATTCATGAGTTCAAAGATTATTCTAATCAAGAAGTAGATGATTTTATTGAATCATTAACATCTCAGAACTTTCGAGATGTACAGAACTTTTTTGATACCATGCCGAAACTACAACATGATGTTGAATACAAGGTTGGAAAGAAAACAAAGACTAGAACATTTACTGGACTAGCTGATTTTTTTCAATCTGCCTGAGCCACCTAGACGCGGCAGCATATTATAAATTAACATTTTCATTAGTTAATCACTATAAATATGGAATACAAGACGTAGAACAATTATATCCATTTGAACGTGACATATACTATGAAATGTTAATTAAATATCTTGAAGAAGAAAAAGAAAAAGACCAAGCAAGACAAAGCAAAATGAGGAAGTAGGAATGTCAATTCGAATAACAGCAGATAGTGTTAATAACTGGCGTATTATTCCTAGAGTGTTAATGCTAATGTATGCATTTGCATTTTATCGAGTAACAGAATGGTTTATGCAATTACCAGAACCTACTAATTCACAATCAGCTTTTGTTTCAGTAGTAGTTGGAGCTGGTGCTGCTTGGTTTGGTCTTTACGTTGGTTCAGGCAATAGAAATAAGAAGGACGATTAATGGCATTAGGTGCATTAGCAGGTAAAGCCGCAT